AGCCTCAACTGGTGCATTGAGACCAAGTAAGTGGGTGATGAAAACTATTTTAATATCTTCGTCAGGTAATTTAGACACATCAAAACTAAATGTTTCAAAGTCTATATCAACAAATACTGGTTCCAAACCCACTTGGAATACGGGGGCAACATTGGTAACCCAGGTGCAAGCTGGGACCAAGACGCGAGATCCATCTGGTATATTGTAGAGCTCTTTAACAGCTGCCAATAACAAAAAGTTAGCAGTGCTCCCAGATGAAACAAAGAGAGAGTTCTTACAACCCAACCAGTCTGACCACGCCTTCTCAAATTCTGCGACCTTCTTACCATTAGTGTATTTATCAGTAGAGTTAATAAAGTCTATAAGTGTCTGTTTATCTGACGAAGTAATCGCGTCGTTCATTAACGGCCACCACATCTTTAAGTGTTTAGTGTATTATGTCTTTAACCCAATTGCTTATAAAATTGGTCTTGCTTGTCCTGTCGCTCAACTGACTTTACATGCCACATGGCGTTCAATGGGTTCGCTTCCAAGGCAATAGCCTTTTCATACCCTTGAAGCTTTTCATGAAGAGTTTCAGTCCAACGAATAGAACTCTTGTTTTGGAAGATTCGACCTTGGAAATCTGGCCAGTTAATAAACCCTGCTTCATTAATTTTGAAGTTGCACTTTTCCAACCATTCACCAGTATGACCAGGAACAACATTAATTCGTGGAACAAAAATCATATCACACTGAGTTTTCATAATTGGCTCCTTCATGTGTTGAATAAGAGGTTCTTGTGGAATTTCGTCCGCGTCAATCATGAAAATGTAATCTCCCTTACATTGGTCAATATGATAGTTTCTATGAGCAGCAAAATCTCCATTGAATTCTCTGTAATGAATGCTTATAGAGTCCTTGAATTGTTCCAAAACTTTTTTAACTTCTTCAGTCTCTTTACCGGAATCAACAAGAATATTAATGTCATCTGCAGAATCCTTCACTTTAACAAGAAATGATAGGAGAGAATAGAGCTCCTTATCCTCATTGCACACCTCGACAGCATATGTCATTGTTGGAACATCTTCTAGTTCAACCATTGTATCTATTAAAGAAACCAATACTTTAAGTATTATAATGACTGACTTTGAAAAGAAGTTTCTTGATGTTGCTCGCCTTATTAAGAGATGCGTTATTCCACAAAAAACAAATCTCAAGAAATTTCGCCTCGGTGAAGAAAGAGATGGAGGATATGTAGTTGCCGAACTTGAAAATGATTCATACGACGCACTTTATTCATATGGTTGTGATGACAATATTACTTTTGAAAACGCCTTTAATAAAAGATATGGAAAGGAATGTTATGTATATGACCCATTCAAAGGTATAACAGACAAACCACATTTTATAAATTATTTTGAAGAAGGTTTGGCTCATGAAAATTTTTATGATGCAGGAGGTAAAAAGTTTGGAACTATTGATACACACATTGAACAAAATGGACACACAGAAAGTTCAAACTTGATGGCTCAAATTGATGTTGAGGGTTCTGAATGGAATGTCTTTGCGAGTTCCATAAAATACATCAAAAACTTCTCACAACTTTTGATTGAATTCCACATGCCAATCATGGGAGACCAATTTATTCGAATGGAACCATTTATTAAATATGTATTTGAAACATTGAATGAACATTTTGTTTGTGTTCACTTTCATGGAAACAATGCACCACTTCAACCATGGCTCGATGGTTATTTCCCAAGAATGTTTGAAGTCACGTATGTGAGAAAAGACCTCATTAAGGAACATTCAATTGAAACTGAACCATGTCCCATGGAAGGTCTAGATTACGCGTGCGCAACAGATAGACCAGACATTCGTGTGGATTATTGGTTAAACAAAAAACTCTATGAAGAATAAAACAATGTTTGGTAAAATTGTTGGAAGATTTTTTTTGGAACCACATTGTGGTTTAAAAGGGGATGATGAAGAAGGAACAGTCACAGTTTCCGAAATTGTTGAAACTTTCCTTCTTTGGCCCCATTGGAAAAATCAATTGAAAGCAGAATTTAATAAAATAAAATTATTTACAATGTTTGAAACAACAGATGTTCATCCAGCTATTATACAATCAATGAAAGTTTTTGATGAAGTTATTGTTCCATATGATTATCTCAAAGAAATTTTGATTTCACATGGAGTCAACGCAGTTTCACCAAATTGGTATACATCTGATTTGATTAGGATGAAACCATTTGTTGTTCCCAAAGTTATGGACAAAGAAAGAAAAATTTTTCTATATGTCGGAACAAATGATAAAAGAAAAAATGTAACAACTCTCACAAAAGTTTTTGCTAAAGCTGCAGAGGGAACAAATCATTTATTAATTGTTAAGACAAACAAAGATGATGAATTGACAACAACAAAAAATATTCAAATAATAACTGAAAAGATTTCATTAGAAAGACTTGCGAGTTTATATAATTTGTGCGACTATGTCATTTCATTTACACGAGGAGAAGGGGTTGGATTACCAATGTTAGAGGCAAACTATTTTGGAAAACCTGTTATATGCCAAGACCAAGGTGTCTTCAGGGATGTAAAAAAAGAAGTTAAATCAGGTTGGTTGACACTACCTGCGAAAGAAATACCTATTGATTTAAAAGGGGTTCCAGATTTCTTACACCAAGTATTTTATGGAACTTGGTTTGATGTTGATGAAAAGGAATCCCACGATATTATAAAAAATATCCTTTTAGAATAAGATGCTTGTAGCTATTTTGTTAATAATTATAAACATATACATTTTCATAAATACAAAAGAGCCTCATAATTTCAAAGTAGTGAAAGAACGATACAGGATTCTCAGGGAACACATTGAAAAAAATGGACCAGAAGAATTTAAAGTTTTAGAAAATGAAATACCCCTCGTTGCCCACAATAAAATTTTTAATAAAACTTTGGGATACAACACGAACAAAGGTTATGAAATAGGTTTGTGTATAGATGGAGAACCAAATGAAATAATGCATGTTCTCATCCATGAATTAGCACATTCAACAGTCGATGAATATAGCCATAGTTCAAATTTTTGGGAACAGACAAAGAAACTTAAGAATATATGTAATGAGTTAGGAATTTACCAACCAATCAACTCTAAAACTAGATTCTGTTCATCCTATATTCAGGACGGTGAATAAAAAAATATTGAATTACATTAGATTAAATAATGATTGACATGCAAAGTCTTCAGATGTCATTTACGTGGTTCTTCTTATACCTTGCAATTTTGGCCCAACATTTCTCAGATGGATATGTTTATAACACTGTGTGGATGGCGGGTATTGTTCCACTAATGATACGATTCTTTGCTGCTCGAGACCCAAATCTTCTTCTTGTACGATGGAAGTTCCTTTTCCTTGTCATCATCATGAGTGGTGGCTTGTTAGGTGCTTTCATGAATGTGACACCAGAAATAAGTAAAGGAACTAAGGAATTCGGTAAAAAACCAAAGAGTAATATCAAGGTTGCCATAATGTATTTAGGATTCTTCCTCTTCTCATTGCTTGTTCTAAGCACTGTCATGAGCGCGTTCCCAGTGGAAAACATGAATTTCAACAATGCTTTGAATTAAATTTGAAAAACTTGTATTTTTCAAAAAAAATGTATAAATTTATATGTTTTCAAAAATAATCTACTTTTTGAAAATGTAACGTTGAATAATGAAATAAGCGATCGCCGCAACGAGACCAGTAGAAGCGAGACCCACCGCTGAGCGTCCACCCATGTCATTCATGAATCGTGGAACTGAAGAAGCGAGTTTCTCCTGAACAGGCTTGCTAATGGCAATAGCGGCACACACACCAACGAGAAGCGCTTCCATTTGATCATCAGTCAAGTTGAATGGGTTTTTGTTTTCAGCAACTGGCTTGGGCTGTTCAGCTGGTTGTGGAACCATGCTCGCTGGTGGCTGGGGAGCAGTCATAGTCAAGCTTTGCATGCGTGGATCGGCACTTGGAGCTGGTGGTTCAGACAAACCAATAGCAGAACCTGAGTTATATGATTCAACCAAATCAGAAATTGGAGTGGAGTCCATGGTCATTTGTTTATTCTCGACATTTTTTTCTACGGAATTCGCACCCATTGGAGGCATTAATTTGCGTAATTTTTCTTCATCTTTGGGTGACATTAAAGTTTCGGTCATGGGTGGATTTGAATTTGGAGAATTTGGTGGTGGAATGTATGGATTATCCAATGCAACCATACCGTCATCGCTCATTGCCAAATTCATTGTATTAACTCCTGACATTTGGTGTGTACAGATGTTTTATGAAAAATAACTTGACGCAATTATTTCTTTGCCTTTGTAATTGTTATACCCACTTGTTTTTTACCAGCCTTTTTCATCGCCTGAGTTGAAGAAGTTGCACTGTCATATTTAGGGTTATACATCTTCTTGTGCATACCCCAAAAACCAGGTGAACCCACCTTAAACTTTGGTGGTGGGTATTTAGCCTTATACCAAAATACACAGTCCTCTATTTTATTAGATTTAACAGTATTATCCAGTATAAGACATTCGAAATTTTCTGTACATGCATCCATTGTTTTATTAAATAGGTCAAAAGTAGGGAATATACCGAAAAAATTTTTCCATATTTTTTCTCGGTTAGCAACTATATTTTCCCTGAGTACAAAAACATAGTCAATGTTTGCTCTTAATGCGGGAGGCATATCCATACAATATTGCATAGAAAGCATAAAAAATATATTGTAGTGTCTACCGTTCATAAATACTTGACGCATAACGGTGTCTTTTAGGAACCTATTATCATACATGCAATCATCTAAAAGCATAAAAGAAGAAGACTTTTTACCACTTTTTATAATTTTCCTCTGTCTATCCATAACTCTCTCAACAGCTTCCTTATCGTATTCATTGTATATGAACAAGTCAGGCACAAAATTTCCATAAAATCCATTACCATCTTCAGTTCCTGATTGAACTATTCCTGTTGGTATATGTTTCTTATGATACATAATGTCTCGAATAAGGTAAGACTTACCTGTGTTTCTCTTACCAATAAAAACACATATCCTGTCATCTCCCATTTTTTTGGGGTCAAATTTCTTCAATTGTAGATTG